GCCTCCGCCGCCAACGACCCGCTGGAACGCGAGCAGATGCGCAAGCTGATCGGCAAGCGCCTGGACCGGCTGCTCTCCGCGGTGATGGGCAACGCGCTGGACCCCAACAACCCGAACCAGCTGGCGTTCCACGCCCGCGCGCTCGCCGTCGTGGACCGCCAGGCCAAGCTCTACGGCGCCGACGCGCCGCTGCAGGTCCAGGTCAACGCCGCCGACGAGCAGATCCTCGCCTTCGTGGAGATGGTCTCCCCGAACGCCGCGGCCGACAAGCTCGCCATCGAGGCCGACCCGATGGCCGACGAGGACATCGTCGACGCGGAGGTCATTGATGGCGAATCATGACCGGACCCGGCTGCAGGGCTTCACCGCCGTCCCGTCCAAGGAAGGCTGGCGCGAACGCGCGATCCAGCGCGTCCGGGACCGGCAGCACAAGTCCCGCCGCCACAACGAGCGCTCCAACGGGATGTACCTGTTTTTCGACGACGAGATGCGGGTGCTGCTGGATGAGGCGTGTATGCGCCGGGACATCTCCCTCACGGGGTACGGGCGGCGGGCGATGATCGCGTTCATCGCGCACGATCTCGGCCTGCCGATCGAGGAGGTCGCGAAGTACGGTGCGGTCCCGGCCGGGTACGGGGCCACCGGCGGCGGCCGGCTCAAGCGCACGCACGACAACGGCCGGGGCAAAGGGCTCTGGCGGATCCTGAAACTGGGGGAATAATGGCGATCAAACGCAGCATGGCACTGAACCTGACCAAAGGCACCGACAAGGCGGAGATGCAGAAGTTCCTGGACCTGATCCCGGAGGGCGCGGAGCTGGGCAGCGAGGTTTCCCACATCGCGGCGGACCGGCCCTGGGAGCCTGAGCGCTTCGAGTTGTCGCTGACGGCGGAGTGGTCGGAGTGACGTTCTGGATCTGGGGGCTGCCCGTCACCGAGGCCTTCATCTGGTCGGTGGCGCTCGGCATTGCCGGGATCAGCGGGCAGTACATCATCGGCAAGAAGTCGCATAAGGGCTATCTGGTCGGGATGGGGACGCAGGTGCTGTGGTTTATCTTCGCTGTCCAGACGAAACAGTACGGCTTCATCCTGCTGTGCTCGCTTTACTTCGGCATCTACTTCAAGTCATGGCGCGAATGGCGCGCTGACGAACGCGCAGCGATCAAGAACCGCAGCATCATCGGGAAGAACGCCACACCAATCGGGCATAAGGATGCACGAACCGGAGGCTAACACCTGAGATACTGTCGCTTATGAGAGCGCCGCTGACGAGAATCAACCCCGACGAGTGGAAGACCTGGGATCCGAAGTCCAAGGAGAAGCTCATCGCGGCGCTGGAAGCAGCGGAACGGCCCAAGCGGGTCTGGTACTGCACCAAGGGCCGGACCTGCAACGGCAAACCCCACGAGGGCTTCGACTACCCGCACGCCCGCGGGGACCAGTGGCCGCCGACCGGGCGGGACTGGCTGGTGTGGCTGCTCAAGGGCGGGCGCGGCTCCGGCAAGACCCGCTCCGGGGCTGAGTGGATCCGGAAGATGTCCGAGACCCTCGAGCGCGTCTCCATCATCGGCCCCTCCTGGCAGCACGTCCGCGACACCATGATCGAAGGCGACTCCGGCCTGCTCGCCGTGTTCGAGTCCGCCAAGGCCCCCGTGGTGTGGGAGCCGTCCAAGAAGAAGCTCACCGTCCCGTGCAAGTGCGCGCTGCCGGCGAACTCCCGGCTCAAGGTCAAGCACCGCAAGGGCCACTTCATCCAGGCCTTCACCGGCGAGGAACCCGAACGGCTCCGCGGCCCGCAGCACGCCGCCGTCTGGCTCGACGAGCCCGCCCACTTCGCCCTCATCGAGGCGACCTGGGACAACATGATGTTCGGCCTGCGCCTGGGCAAGCGCCCCGTGGTGCTGTGCTCCACCACCCCGCTGCCGACCAAGTGGATGAAGAAGCTCATCAAGGAGCCGGACACCGTCTCCGTCACGGTATCGACCTACAAGAACATGGACAACCTCGCGCCGACCTTCCGCAAGGTCATGCTCGCCAAGTACGAGGGCACCCGGCTCGGGCGCCAGGAACTCCACGGCGAGGTCCTCGATGACATCGTCGGCGCGCTCTGGACCTGGTCGCTGATCGAGGACCACCGCATCCTGCCCACCCTCGATGAATCCGGGGAGGTGCTGGAACCGGCGGCCGTGACGTACACCGACATGGACCGGATCGTGGTCGCCATCGACCCGGCCGGATCCTCGGACCGCAAGCGCGACGAAACCGGCATCGTCGTCACCGGCCGGCGCGGGGACGACTACTACGTGCTCGCGGACCTCTCCGGGCACTACACCCCGGAGGGCTGGTCACAGGCCGCGTGGGAGGCGTTCGACCTGTTCGAGGCCGACAAGATCGTCGCGGAGAAGAACTACGGCGGCGAGATGGTGCTCTCCACCCTGCGCAACGCCCGCAAGGACGGCCCCGTCGAACTCGTCACGTCCCGGCGCGGGAAGGTGCTGCGCGCCGAGCCCGTCGTGTCCCTCTACGAACAGGGCCGGGTCCACCACCTGGACCTGTTCGAGGAGCTGGAGACGCAGATGACCGAGTGGGTGCCGGCCAAGGACGATTCCCCCGACCGGGTGGACGCGCTGGTCCACGGCATCACGCTGCTCGGCGGGATCGCGGAGCCGATGGCCGTCGCCATCCCGTCCGGGTCCATCACCGGGGCCGGGTTCGGCGGCTACGGCGGGTTCGCCGCGGCCACCGCCGCCTCCGAGCTGCTCGGCTACCGGCCCCGGGAGGAGGCCGAGGTCACCATCGCCGCGGCCGTCTCGGAGCGGGTGCTGCGGGTGGTCACCGCGGACTCCCGGTTCGACCCGGAGCAGTGCGCGCACGATGCGATGTTCGAATCCCGCCAGCACCCCGGCCTGCACGTCTGCCGGGACTGCCTCGCAGAAATGGAAATCGTCGACGCGGAATCCGCCATGGCGCACCAGTAATCCAGCACGTCCACGGTACTCTCATAGACATGACAAGAGAGATCGTGGTACTCGCTGCTGTAATCATCGGTACGCTATCGGCAGCGAGGCTGACCCGTCTCGTAACTCAGGACAGTTTCCCGCCTGCCGTATGGCTCCGCATCAAGTGGGATCTCCTCACCGAGGGATCCGGCTGGAACGTACTCTTTCACTGCCACTGGTGCATGGCGCCGTGGATGACTCTGTCCATCGGAGTGTGGGGCTGGCTCTCTGACCTGCACATCACCTGGTGGGCTTTCAACCTTTGGCTGGCGGTCTCATACCTCGTAGCCATGATTGTCGAACGCGACGAGAAGGAATAGCAGATGGCGCGCATGAAGAAGCAGGAACCCGCACCTGCTCCCACCTCGCTTGTGGCCTCCGCCGCCCGCATCCGGGGCGGATTCAGTATGGGCACAATGCGGAACAGCACAGCGGACCACTGGCACGAGGAAGTATGGCGCTACTACGACGCCATCGGCGAGTTCCGCTACGCCTGCGACTGGATCGGCGCACAGCTTTCCAAGGCGCTGATCTACGGGACCGTGGAAACCGCCGACGGCATCGAGAAAGTCGTCGACGGGAACATCCCCGAGTACCTTTCCGCGCTGTTCGGCAACGCCGACGGCCGGGCCGAGATGTTCCGCCTGATCGGGATCCACATGTCCGTCACCGGCGAATGCTACATCGTCGGCTACCCGGACCCCGACCCGTTCGGCGAGGGCGGGGACAAATGGGAGATCGCGGCGTCCACCAAGTGCGTCCGCCCCGCCACCGACTCCCCGTCGGACTCGTGGAAGGTCAACGACGTCGTCCTGACCGAGGTCCCCAACGACAAGGTCCTGGCGATCCGGCTCTGGCGCCCGCACCCCAAGGAACCCCAGCTCTCCACCTCCCCGGCCAAGGCCATCCGCACCACCCTGCACGAGCTGTACAAACTCTCCCAGCACGTCTCCGCGCAGATCGACTCCCGGCTCGCCGGCGCCGGAATCCTGCTGATGCCCTCCACCATGGGCCTGCCCACCCCGCCCGCGACCGAGGGCCCCGCGCCGCAGGTGCAGAAGGCCAACAACGCCGATGACCTGATGAAAATCCTGATGGAGGCGATGGCCCGCTCCATCCAGAACCGTGACGACGCCTCCGCGATTGTGCCCATCGTCGTCACGGCCTCCGCCGAGGACATCGCCGCCGTCAAGCACCTGACGTTCTGGTCCGAACTGGACGAGAAGGCCATCGAGCTGCGCAAGGAAGCGATCGGCCGCCTCGCGCTCGGCATGGACATGCCCCCCGAGGTGCTCCAGGGCGTCGGGGACTCCAACCACTGGTCCGCCTGGCAGGCCGACGAGTCAGCGATCAAGTCCCACACCGAGCCGCTGCTGAAAATCATCACCACCGGCATCGCCAAGGGCTACCTGCGCCCGCTGCTCTCCGAGGATGCGACCTTCGACGGCGAGCGCCTCGGCGCCTACTCCATCGGCGCGGACACCTCCGAGATGCGGCTGCGGCCCAACCGGTCCAAGGAGGCCATGGAGCTGCACGCGCTCGGCGTGCTCTCGGACGAGGCGCTGGTCCGCGAGTGCGGCTTCGAGCCCGACGACATGCGCAACAACGAACAGCTGGCGACCTGGCTGACCCGCAAGGTCGCCGCCGGGTCCACCACCCCGGAGCTGGTCGAGGCGGCGCTGAAAGAACTCGGCGTCAGCCTCACCGTCATCCGCCCCGAGGCCCCGGCCGAGACCGGCACCGAGGGTCGGCCCGGCCCCTCGCTCGAGGACCACCCGGCCACCGGCATCCCGGACCAGGAAGTCTCGGACCGGCGCAAGATCGCCCGGGTCGAGGGCCGGGTGCCCTCCGCCGACGTCGAACGCAAGGCATCCCTGATCGGCGCGTCCGAACAGATCGTGATCCGGGCGCTGGAGCGGGCCGGGAACAAGCTCAAGTCCAAGATGCAGGTCAAGCCGACCTGCGCCGCGGCCGACATCTACAAGTTCGTCGCCGCCACCGACACCGAGTTCCTGCTCGA